TTGTAAGATCCACCACCGAATGTATAATAGAAATTAATAATAAATTAGAAAGACATAATATGAAAAGAGGATAAAAAAATTGACTAATTAATATTTATTATTTATTATTTATTATTAAATATTAAATAATTATTTAACATTATTATAAGAAGATCATAAATATGATGGTAGATGAAGAATTAATAAGTGCTATGAAAAAAACAATTAAAACTATTGTTATGAATAATGAAAATATTACAAGTTATTTAGATTTATATAATTTTCCCATCGATTGTTATGAAACTATGGATGAATATATTTTAGATAAATATAATTATGAATTATTTGGGAAAAATGTGTATTGGAAAGAATTTGAAACTATTGGACTTAAAGAAATTCATAACTTTATACCTGCTATTATAAATATATCGCATCGCTATAGTAATTATTATGAAGTTATTAGTTGGATTCAAAATGGAGAATATTATAAATTAATGAGTTTATATGCTTTAAGTACATCTTATAATATTATAAAAACTAATATTACAACTATTAAAATGACTTGGTTTAATAATGATGCAACAAGTCTTTCTGTTTCCAAGTAAATAATATGTTATGACTAAAAAAAATTGATTTGCTTTAACAAATATTTTTTTATAGTATTAAAATATTAATGATGAAGACTATTATAAATATTATCATCAGCGCAATTTCAATTGTTCTTGCTATTCCTATTATGCCTCATATTATTGAAGATATTAATCCAAAAAGCAATGTATTTTTCATTATGAAGCAAAACTTAACTAGAGAATCAAATACTGATCAACTTGTCGGTGTTACATATATAATTCCCAAAAATGGATATTGTATGGTTAGTATTGAAAGAGTGTTTTATTTTGACATTAATGTCCCTTATGTAGAAGCATATTTTAAGACATTGGAGGGTGCGATTATTTGGCAAAACAATGAACTTAAAAAATATAAGTTGTTTGTTAATGATACTCGTATTGATATACTACGTGGAGGAGATGATAAAACATCTCGCGATTTAGATGATTTACTAACTATAGGAGACGCAGAAGGAAAAGTTGCTTTAGCAAAAGCAATTAGAACAAATACAAAATATATAGGATATGTTGATACTTACTATCCATTAATTAGTGCTTATTTAAAAGAATATCGAGAGCGCGAGCATAAAGATATTAGTTGCTTTGGTCCAAATCAAAACAAGTAAATAATATGTTATGACTAAAAAAAATTGATTTGCTTTAACAAATATTTTTTTATAGTATTAAAATATTAATGATGAATAACAATAATAAGACTAATGCTAATATTCGAGTAATTAACTTTATAATATATATTAGAAACTACATTGTTAATTATTATAGACAAGTTAATAGAAAACCGCCACCGCTTGTTCGCCAAAATGCTTTTAAAATAGATAATATTCATATTGTCATGTAAATATAGTTATTTAAATAATAACTATATTTACATATAATGTGTGCTACGTAGTGGGTTAAATAACGCCAAATTTTTTTATTGTTGTAAAAATAATAAAAAAAAATTGATTAGTTTTTTTTTAATTACTTATTGATAAAAGTTTATAATTATAATGGCCACTTCAGCATTGATTTTGCTCAGTTTACTTAATACTAATACGATGACAAATATGTTTGATTTAAATTATTTGAAAACACAAGAGAAAAACAAACTTCTACAAATTAGGAAGCAGAACTATGAAGCAAAACGCAGTTTATCAAAAGCATTAATGAATAATAATAACAAGACTTACAAAATATATAACTTAAATAATTATAATATTATCAAGGAGCGTAAGCGTTAAATATTATATGTTTTTAAAATTATATGTTTAAATTTAATTAATAATTTTTTATTTGAAGCAATGTGAATTTCTATTATATTATAATAATTGTTTAAATAAATTTATATAGTATTTATAATATAAAATGACAACAGCAAATGATTTATATAACGTAACTTTACATAATTTTGAGTCACATAATACTATAAATGATTCAATAGCAAATAGAAATTTTCCATCAAATAATTTAGCAATGAATTTTTCATTTAGACCAGTAAATACAAAATATACTTTAATGCCTACATATAATCATCAAATAGAATCATCGGTGCCAATAGACAATATAGGAGTATATGATGTAAATAGCACATTTTTTCCAGGAACTAGAAAACCACATTTTTGCGGTTTTGCGACAAATGTTGATAGAGAATCTACTTTAAGAAACCAATTTTTTGCTTTACAAAAAGCAGACCAAGTTGCGTATCTTCCAAATACTTCTAGCGATTTATATGAAAATAATATTAATTTTCCAACACATAATGCTAATTTAGACGCACATATATTATTTAAAGAAGAAAGTTTTAATGATTTTAATCCAAATATATCAAGTTCAATTGGAAATGAAATATTTTATAACTCAACACGAGTTCAATTAAAAGATTTAAAATAAAATTTATTATAATACATACTTATGAAACAAAATAATGAAAATAATAAAAATAATAAAATTAAAAAGTCAAAACAAATGAACGTAGTAAGTATTGATTTAGAGCAAAAAGAAGTAAAAGAAGTAAAAGAAGTTAAAGAAGTTAAAGAAGCCAAAGAGCAAAAAGAAACCAAAGAGCAAAAAGAAGTAAAAGAGGTTAAAGAAGTTAAACCTATTGAATCATTTATAAATAATATAGATTTGTTATATTTAACAAACCAAGTTCAATATGCTAAAACAAATAAATTAGAAAATTTATTGAGCAATAATAGTTTATTAAAAGAAATTTTTGATAATTTAGAAGACAATATAAAAGTATATAAAGAGCAAATTTTAAAATATAATAATTCTACTTTAGAAAAACTATTGGCTACTAATGGTGATGCTACTACTAACACTAATACTAACATAAATGAAAAATACAAAATGTATTATTTATTATATGTTTTAAACTTGATACTACATTTAAAAGAAAAAAAAATGAAAAATATGATAAAAGATGAACTAAAAGAATACTCAAATAGTAGTGTAAATAATCAAAGCGTCGGTGATTTTAATATAACTGCCGAAACTATTAATTGTATGTGTCCACAAAATGAAACTTCAAAAAAAATACAAAATTTAGATTTATTTGTTGTTAGAAAATCAAACAAATATAATAAAAAAATACTTCCACAAAAAAGGGAATAATTTTTTTATAATTATATATTAATTAACAAAACATTAATTATTATGATTAATGTTAAAAATAACATATATAAAAATTTTACAAAAACAAAAAAATCACCATTTAAAATGCGTTTACATAGACGAAAACAAAGAACAACTCGTAAATATAATAAACAATCTAATAAACAATTTAACAAACTAAAATGTTCGCCATATCAAAACAAAAATATAGACCAAGAGTTAAAAGATTTTACTTGCTATTCAAGGAGCAATTTACAATTATTTAAAAATGTATGGAACGCAAATAATAGTGACAAAATAGTTACAAATAATAGCAAAGAAATATGGGAATATTTTAAAAACAAATTAGACAAACAATGTTATGATGAATTATGTTGGTTAAAAAATACTCCATTAAATAAAGTTAATAATAGTGAATTGTTAGTAAAAGAAATATTTAAACCTTTCTCTCCTGAAAGATGGTCTACAAAACCAAATACTTGGTTGTCTAGTGTTGATATAATAAAAATAATGAAGCAATATGAAAAATCAAATAAGAATTTTAAGTTTATAGGACCATCGCCAATAGATTTTGACTCCAAAGAGTTGTTTTCGACTTGTGTATGGGAGCAATTATGTAATTTCAATTTAGAGGAACACATAAAAAATAAAATTAGTAAAATAGGCGTCATATTTAATACTGACCCCCATAATAAACCAGGACAACATTGGATAGCATTATTTTTAGATTTAACTAAAAAATTTATTTTTTTCTTTGATAGCAATGGAACTAAAACACCAAAACAAATCAAAGTTTTAATTGAGAGAATAGTAAATCAGGCACACAATTTAAATATTAAATTAGTAGCCGATAACAACGAAGGTTTCACACATCAATACGGAGATGGACAATGTGGGATGTATGCGTTATATTTTATAATAGAATTATTACAAGAAAATAAAACGTATAATTATTTTAAAACAACACGTATTAAAGATGAAACTATGAGAGAATATAGGAAAAAATATTATAATGATGCGCATATAAAAATGAATCCATTATTTGCTAATTAATTTTAATAATTAATGTTTTGTTTGCTCTTGTTCTTCATGTTCGGCAATTAAATATGGACTAACACTAGAAATCTTATTTTTCTTAGTCAAATCTAATTTAGTTAATATATATTCACCACAAGGACCACAATTGTCTTCATTTGCCAAATCTATTTTCTTATTTAGTTTAATAGCGCAACGTTCTTGACTCCATCGCCCAAGAGGTCCCACTTCATTTAAAAATAACATATTAAATAGCGTCTTGCTATATAGAAACTTGGTTGCTTTTGTAAAAGGCATAATGCTTTTAATATGTTATAATTATTAAGCATCTTTTATATATCAATTTTTATTTTTAAAATTGATATATAAATAAATCATAAATATATAGAGTAAATAAATAAATGTTTAATGTTTGTAATCTATGTGATAAACCATTTCCATCTAAATCTAAATTAGATAGACATTTAAATAGTAAAACAAAATGTATTGATAGGATAAATACTGAAAATGCTATAAAAAAAAGTAAAGAAAAATACGGTGAAAGATTTGGTTATGATAAATTTATATATGTAGATGCTAAAACCTATTGTATAATTTATTGTAATGTTCATAAATATGATTTTAATATTTTATTTCAAAATCATATGTTAGGTAATGGTGGATGCTTAAAATGTAGTAAAGTAGAACATAAAGATTTTAAAATATTGACTACTGAACTGAATGAACTCCATAAAAATAGTGAAAATCGCATTGTAATTAAACCACGTGGACGTATGTCATTACCCGGTGGGAAAGTAAATGAAATCTTCTTTGAAAATATTCGTTCCATCCAATTTAGGCCAAGTAGTATGGTTTTCAATGGGTGCATGAGGTTTGTAACTGTTAGAAACAATGAGCAAAACCAAGTACATTGCACCTATAAACAACAACTGGATTTCGAAAAATTACACGGCGCGCTCAAAACCCAAGTGCAACATTTTGTGGGGGAAAATGTGGCATGGGAAAAAGTTACAACCAATTGAGTATAGAAGAACGGACGCTAATCCAAA